ATGGTAGAAATTGCTCTATTGTTGGAACAGGTTCCCATATGGTTTCACATATCTTACCATCAGGTGTCAGTTTATATTCTTTAACTTTCTCTGTACCCTCCTGATTCAGGTCTCCAATGCGTCTTGCATTAATAGGAGGGCATTCTACCTCATCTTCTCCACCTCCTGTTGGAGGCGGTTCTGGAGTGTCTAGATCAGGAGCTGGTGGTGGATCACCTGTATCTACTCCACCTGCATCTGGTTCATCTTGCGTAATAGTTTGCCAAGTTAGTTCTCTATAATCATAGTCAGGTGGTTCATAATAAGGAGCACCTGCATCACACAATACTGTATTTCCTTTAGGGTCGTCATCGACCAACATCTTATTTCTTGATCTCTGCTTTACATTCTCCTTGTGTACCTTTACACAACCAGGCATATTAACTATAGGAGTACCAGCTAGGACAGTTACAGGAACTGTTACTGGTATAGCTTGTGGTGGTTCTATTATCCACGCACGTGCATCAGCAATACCTCTAACACCTATACGATTAATTCCTGTCTCTTCTGCTTTGAGTGTCCCAATAAAACGAATTCCAGTACCGTTAACTTGAATGTTAGGGATACTGGAATTGCTTGTATTAGGAATAAATGGAATATTATTTTCCACTTTGAGGTATCACCTGTTTGTAATTTTGAGTTGGTGGTTTTATTCCTTTCACAGGACCACTGGTTGATGGCCAAGCATTCACTAATTGTAGATATACTTCTTCTCTAACTACCTGTCTGATTGCTTCTATCTTTTCAGATTCTCTCTTCTGAGGACCACCAGTTTGTTGGTCGATGAGATGATTCCCACCGACCGTAGCACCAGTACCTATAACTGCTGCTGCTGTTACTCCTGTAGTTACTTTTTGGAAGTCCATTACCTTGGACCAAAATCAGGTCTAGTAGCAGGCCCCATTACATTAGGTCTGGATGCTTGATCTGGTGAGGGGGAAGGAGCGAGATCAGGAGCACCTAGATTTCCGAAGTCAGGATCCATTGGCATCTTTGGTACTGCACCACCTAGTGCACCACCACCTGCACCACCAAGTACTGAACCAAGTGCCTTCTCTTTAATGTCTTCTATGATGGCATCCTTTTGAGAATAAAGATAAAAACCACCACCAACAACGGCACCAGATACAACGAAAGACGTAATAGCAAGTACATTAATAATTTTTTGCATAATAAATTTTAATACTCTGATCTATTTAGCTACTCTTCACAAGCGTCTGCAAAATCAGCAGCCATATTGCCACCGAGTTCAGCACCTTGGTTTCCACCAAACATTGCTACCCAACCAGCAGCCAACCATCCTACGAATGGTATACCTGATACAGCAGGTGCAGCAGCTGCTCCAACGCTAGTGCCTACAAGTCTTCCTGTTTGTTCTCCACCACCTACTGCCTTTATACAGGCTTCAGTTTTAGCAGTTACATTTCCATCTGCATCTGACTTACCTCCTGTAACAGCTAATGCAGCAGGGTCGATCCAAGCACTCCGTGTGGATACAGGTCCACCGTGATGGAACGCACCGTCCATTGTGTACTGTGAAACTACTTTCTTATTCTCATTAGCGAGTCCAAGGAATCCACCTTTCTCTTTAATTAATTCCTCTCTCCACATCACCTTAGGATCGTTAGCACGATATCCTATCTTATACCCTTCTTCGTTTGCTTCTATGTGGTAAGAAGAATAAGGTCCACTAGGTAAATTGAAATCAGGTAACTTACTATTATTTTTAGTAGAGAGCATTCCAATCATACCTATATGACTAATGCCTAGGAGACCGCCAGCTCCCAAAGCAAACCATTTTGTCCAGTTAATTTTTTCCATAATAACCTCAAAGTGTTATAACGTATATTTTTTGTCTGCGTCTTTAGGTGACTCAGCAATAATTTTTAATGGTGCTTGTTCTATAACAATAGTTTGTGTAGGACCGCCATTCTTTCCTACTCCATTACCATTGCCATTACCATTCATTTTCATTGTACCATCACCTTTCTTACTAGCTGTCTGAATTCCGAAGCTAGCTAGCACCCCAGTAAATACTGAAGCTATGAAAGTTGGGTCAATTTTTTGTTGCGGAACTCCAGGAATTGCAACGTAATTTAAAGTCAATATACCCCCAGACCACACTAGTACACCCAATCTCACGAAAGTGGAGATTATGGCAGCCTGTTCGTCTTCATCTGGTAGTATCTTCTCTTTTAGTTTCTGAAGTGGCCCTTTTGTGTCCACTTTTTTATCATCAGCCATCGGTAGTTTCCTCTACTTTTTTTAACATTTTTGCTAGTTCAGCAGTGCTACCAACAAACATAGTGTTGTTGACAGTAGACGGACCTTTTGATGGCCCTTCTTCTTTGACTTCTTTAGTCTCTTTTTGTAACTTCATCAACTTGTCAGTTGTATCCGCTACGTTCTTAATCATTAAGGCTGCTACTTCATATGCTCTCGGATGATCCGATGATGCTGCAACATCAAGAATACCGTTAAGTGCTTCTTGACCTTTATCGATTAGATTATATAGCTGACCACGTGTGTATTCGTAGTCTTGAGTGACATCTTCTTTCACTTCACGTTGAGGTTTTGCAATAACGTCTACCGTCTCCTCAGGGAGATTTAAGATGTCTTGCATATTATCATCTAGTTTGCTCATAACATTTCAAATCCTTCGTTGAAACCGAAGTTGTCATCTGGTTGTACAAGAGCATCATCTAATGCATCGATGTTACCATCAGCATTCTTATCCTCCAGTGCCTTAGGAGTATAAGTGAGTCTTGTATCCTTACGTCTAGATGTATCACCCAACGTACCAATTTCTGCAATAGACTTCTTGATAACACCAATATTGGTAACAGGACCATAGAGGTATGTCTTGACAGTAAACTGCATACGATACTCTAAGTAACGACGGTTAAGAAAACTACCGTCATAGGTATCAGTATAATCAACACTGTTGAGAACAACTGGACAATCCTTTATCTCATCCATATCAGGAATCATCTTGATGGGAAGGTTAAAGGATGGTTGGAAGTAAGGTAAGATCTGTTCTAAGATACCAAGACCATCGTCTTGTGACTTAGCTAGTATACCTAATTCAAAACCTATATTGTAAGGTACTGGCATATACTGTGAACGTACGCCACCAGTAGCGTCGTCTGTCTTCTTATAGACAGAAACAGGACTAGTCTTCCTTTGAGGATCATAGCTATAACTATTCATCTCAAAGTATATTCTTGGCAGAGTGATCTGCACTTGCTTATTGATATCACTTAGATCTTCTAGTCTTGCGAGAAACTTATCTCTAGGACCATAAGCTAAGGGTACCTTTTCACGCACTTGCTCAACACCATTCTCATCGAAGTCACGTAGTTCGATATTATTAAAAATAGTACCGAATGCTATGACAGTTCTACGAATAGTACCGTTATAAAAATACTGCAACATTAGAAGCTACCTGTCTTATTTCCAATTTCGCCAAATGGATTTCTTTCAGAGAAGTCAAGGACATCATCTGCTTTGAATTCTATTACGGCGTTATCATCGTATTGAACACTCTCGACCGTGATCGTAGTGAATGACTGGATCTCTCCAGTTCCATTTGGACCTGTGACTGTTTCTCCTTCTTGGAAACCACCTGTAGGATAAACTACAACGAGTTTACCTGTAGCAGCATCAAAGGAAACTACAGTACCTGCACCACCGCCACTAGAAGTAAAGTCCTCACCCTCTGCAAATGTACCTGTGACATTAGTCAAGGTAATTGGGAAGGTATATGCTTCACGTTCTAACTGATCGACTGCTGCATCACCAGTATCAAAGATCGTGTTACCACGCTCCATAATCTCTGTGGTGATCGTATAGAAATATACTTTGCCTAGCTGGAAGAAAGGCATTTCTTTTTCTACAAACTTGATCTCATAGTTATCACCTGTTAAGGGATAATGTATGATATCTCCTTCATTAGGTCTGTCTGGGAGGGATGGATTTGCTGCGTCTACTTCTTCCCACCGATTAACTGAAACAATAAATGTTGCTTCATCAGTGATTCGTAGACCAAACTTGGTTGCAAGTTCAGCACCAACACCACCGAATCCTTCTACGTTTTGTAGAAGCATTTCCACTGTGTATATAGTTGTAAACTTTGATAAAGTGACATCATTCATCACTTGATCTTGAACCATTATACGAGGGATGTACTTGACATCACTACCAAATAGTTTAATCTGTTCGTCAACTAGGTCTTGAATAAGACCTTGTTCACCAGTAGTACCACCGTGTAAGGCAGGGAAGTAGGTGCTAGTAGGCATTATCCAATAAGGTCAAGGGGTGGAATAGCATAGGTTGAAAGTATTTGACTCTCAATCTTTTCTAGTTCCAGAACTGCCTCCGAATATATTTTCTCACCGTTGAGGGTGACTCCACCAGGCAATTGAATGTTCTGATACTTAGTTAAGTTGATACCCCATTGCTTCTTAATAAGAGCAGTGAGATACTTCTTCATAAAGGGATCATTGTTCATATCAGTATATGTTGTAGGATCTAATGCCCTATAACATTCGATGATAACGAACTCGCCTTCTTTCATATCCTCAGCAGCAGTGTCGAGATAAAGTCTGTCTTGTCTCTGGTTGAATCTGAACTGAATAAATGTTCCATTATTCAATACAAAATCAAGAGTCTCAAGATAGCTCTTGGTCATATAGTAGTTAAGAATATCAACTGCACCAAAATGATATAAGTCATTAAGGAAGATCTGATACTCAATACCAAATAGGTTTCCTCTTATACCACTAGACTTGATACCAAATATACGACTAATACCATATACGTGTTCAGGAACTAGGATATAATTATCTCTTTCTGTCCACTCGGTTGAACTACCAGCTACCGTAGTAGTCTGGTTCTGAGTTTTAAAGCGTGTAACATCGGCAGCAGTAACCTCGTGCTTAAGAAGCATCTTCTCAGCACCGTTGTAAGTCCACTCAGAGAACTTCTGGAAAGCGTCATCCGTCAGATCATCTATCTGCTCTTGAGCTACGTTAATTTGCAGTACAGGTTCCCCTAACTGCCTCTTACAGTATGCTTGTAATTCTGCTCTCGTACTAGGTTTTGCCATTACACAATATTACCCTTCCTTTCTATTTAGACAGATATGAAATGTCGCTTTAATACACTAAAAGGTATGAAGTAAAATTGACCTTCTGTTAGACCCATAGAAATCATCTTGGCCATACGATGCTTACCATCTAAGAGTCTGTACTTGTCGTTATATGGATTTGATATATCTGATATAATTCCTGGGTACAATTCAGGATCCTTACGTGCCCCAAAGCAACAAGGGCAATTATCAAAGGACTGGTGAGGATATAGATGCTTTCCTTTCCAAGCAATGTCCTCAAATTGAACTGTGATTAAATTCTCATCTATTAGATATGGTAAACAAGATTCTATAGGTATGTCAACAGCAGAAAAAGGGAACTCCTTACGGAATCCCCAATCTCCAAATGATCTTACCTCGTATGCAGTCTTCTTATACCAAGGGTGGTGATACCACTTAGCTTTCGTTGAGGAGTTCACGCTCTGGTGCCTCTTCCTCAGTTGTAGATACAGGTGCAGATTGATCTTGTAGAATGTTTAGACCCTCTACAGCACCTTGAAGTTTGAGGTATCGTTCTTTTGCAACGGATAGTTTTTGTTCATACTCAGAGATCTCCTTCATAAGATCTTTCATTTGAGTCGAGAAGTTTAGAATTAATTCTGAAGTTTTGTCAGTAGTCATTTTTATTGGTTGAAAATAAAAAGGAGGGTTGTTATAACCCTCCAATTATATGCGATATTTATCGAAGTGTCAAGGTTATGCCTGTGACTCACTCCAAGAAATACGTCCTGTAACTGTGAATGGGTTGGAGTTATCAACACCCGTCAAGTCAACAGGTTCTGCGGTAACCGTTAGTAGGTCAGGTCCGTTCGGGAAGATACCGTCACCACCAAGGATGGAGTTACCCATCTCAATGATAGAACTAATATCGTAGGAAGTAGCACCTGTACCACGCTTACCTGTGTTGTCAATCTGACCACCTGCTGCACGGAAGGAGAAGATCTCAAGTCCACCAGCGTAGGTGTCGTCATTCGTGTGTTTAATCAACTGTGATAGAGATGGAGGTGCCACGTCTAAGTAAGAGTCAGTTGATAGAGATGGGTTCAGGATTAGTTTTACTTCGCACTCGTGTGTGTTAACAACGTCGAGAGAGTTGAGCTGCAACTGCATTCGGTTGATAATCTCACGTTCACCCAAGTTACCAGATAGAGACGAGTCAACAGAAGGTGACAGTCTAATTGATACAAGAGGTATCTGCGAAGGAACGGTGTTGTCAGTACCAGCTGGTGCACCAACAGCGAACTGTGTGCCGTTTGGAACTGCTGGATTACCAAGAGCATTGTTAATAATGCTAACACCTTGGTTATACTGGAACGTTGTGTTACCGTTAACATCGATGTACTGGAAGTCAACCTCTAGGTTACCACCTGAGATTCTTGATCTGTAGATTGCACGACCGTCAACGAACCATCCGTTAGCTGTACTTGCCTGATACACTGTAGTACCCTGCGTTAGCTTAGATGACTCACCAGTTGGGAAGTAAGTTCTGAGATAGAATCTCATATTACGTGACCAACCTTCTCCGATCTGCCACTGCGAGCGAACGATTGATTGAGACTGAGTAGTTGCGTTCTGTGACACTTCGTTGGTGAACTTAAGCAAGTTACCAGACGCTGTGAAGAGGTACGCTTTGTCAGAGTCAAATCGACCATCAGTGATGATAGAAGTACCCCAGTGGAACAGACTTGGAATGTATGATGGAATTCCAGTGTTGTGAATCTCGTAACGAGCAGGGAGGTTACCTGATCTGAAGTATGCTTCAGTCAAGCGGTTGTTGTGCTTGAATTCGTGTACGTACTTGACGTGACCATTTTGATCTTTGAATCCAAAGCGAATTTTACCTGCTCCATACCAAGAGTAATCCATATATGCCATCTGGATCTTAGTGATGTCCAGAATGAATCCAGACTTACCAGAACCATCGCACTTATCGACGTTCCACTCACCTTGAGGGATCTTGGTATCGATTGTCTTGGTTAGAATAATGTTTGCAGCAGTAATACCCTTGTACTGTGGCTGAATGATCAAGCTATCGTTGTTAACAACTCGGATAACCTTATGTGACTGTCCACGAATAACGATGTACTCACCAGCTACTATCTGTGATAGGAATGATGTATCAGAACCTGTTACAACGTTAGAACCCCTAGTTACAGATACACGACCTGTTAACTGAGTAGTTGAACTACGACGTACAGCACTCAATACAGCACCATTATACTCGAAGAACATACCGTTCTGGAAGTCAAACATACCACAACGTACACTAGAGTTAGTCCAGTTGATTACGTGGTATCCAGTAAATCCACCAGCAGCAGACGAGGTTGGTGCCTGATCTAGGTTATAACTGAATGTGAATGCGTCATAGATGAATGCGATCGGATAGGATCCATTGTAACTGTTATCAGTAGCATCAACGAACTCACAGTTTGTACCAACCTCAAGGTTGTGTGGGAGTTTCGTTTGTACTGCAACACGGTGTACAACAGTACCATCAACATATGGTACATACCAAGCACGGATAGAAGGATTCTTCGGTGCGAAGTTGATAGCGAGTGATACCTGTATACCTTTACCTGACTGGTAACGGAAGTATCTACGTGTCTGTCTGACGATCTGTCCATCAGGTGACTTACTGGTTCCGATATCCATACCACCGTCAAACGGTCTGTGTAGGAAGTATCCATCTGGACGTACATAGATCGAAGTATCGATGAAGTACTCAGTGTTACCAGCAGAGTTAACAGCACCCGTTGTGAAGGACGCTGCGTCAGCCATTAGGAGTTCAGTGTCATCCTTAATAGCAGAAATGGTTGTTGATACAATTGTGAATGTACCAGGAGAGTTGTTATTGACATATCTGAATACATCACCAACTTTGAAGTAACGTGTGAATGTAGTATCAGTACCAGTTGCGATACGTGAACCAGTATTCAATGCGATAGTACCATTACCGATAACCTGTCCATCCATATTGGTGTGGATCAGTTTCTGTGCAGGTGTCTGTGAACCGCCAGTTGTTAATGTAACGTTAGTACCAGCAACTGCAAGTGCAGCAGATTCTGCCAACTTGATATGGTCTTGGTCAACAACGATAACGAAGTAGTCTCTGTTATCTGTCAATCCACCAATGGTTGTACCACCAGCATCTTGATAGATTACACGTTGACCAGTTCTCATAAAGTGATCCTGAATTTGCAGGGTCATATTAGTCGTGTCAACAATACCACCTGACGCAATTTCTCTTGCATCAAATGTCTTAGTTGTTGGGACGATTTGGAATGGAACGTCAACAACGAGTTGAGTTTCACTCTTGACGAGAGATACGCTGTAAGCACCGTCAGTCGCACCAAAAGCAGCAGTCTGGTTCTCGAAGACCTGAGTACCAGATCCAGCTGATGTGAGGTCTTGCTCACTACCTGGGTATGAGAACGAAACGCTGTTGCCAAGTACGAATCTATCATTTGATGCTACACGGATGTAATAAGTTTGGTTAGGTGTTAAGTTACCAATTGAAGTACCAGCAGTTGTGTAGAATACACGCTCACCGTTAGACAAGTTATGGTTCTGATAGTAAATAGTGTTCTTTGTTGGGTTAACAAAGAGACCAGTCATACCATAGGTACCTCTAGCATCTAGTAGTCTGTAAGGTGATGAACCTGTACTTGGTTTAATTCTAAATCTGTTATCATCTACTCTCTCAGCATATACTGTAGCTGGTAGAGATAGGTTTGTGATTCCATCGTTGTTGTAATAGTAACGTGGATCATCACCAGCAGTCTTAGTAATAACGATTTGGTCGTTAGTTACTGCACCGTGGTTCTCAACGTAGAAAGTATCGTCATCATTTGAACGATCCTGTACTAACATCAAGTAAGCGTTACCATAGTAATCTTGGTTATGTCCATATACCCAAGAACCGTGTCCACGATAGTATCCATTCCACCAGTCATATCCATAACGGAAGTGGAATCCATTACCTGAATCTAGTGAGTAGTTATAACGATATCTGTTTGAACGATAGGTGTCTCTATCGTACATAGGACCCCAGTTACCATTTGTTAGAGTAGTTGGCTCTTCTGGTAGGTAGTCATTGTAGTTCCAACCTGGGTTGTATCCCCAAACTGAGTTACCACCATTGTACCAAGGGTTGTTGAATCTTCCGTCGTAGTTAGAGTTGTTTAAGTTACCTGAACCATTGTACTGACGACGGTTCATTGTTAAGAAGAATGCTCTGTTCCACTGGGAGTTAGAGATACCTCTGTTGCTTGAAATATTGTTAAAGTCATAGCCTGAATGTGTTGAACCGAAGTTCCAAGCAGACCATCTATATCTCCAGTACCAGTCCCACCAAGGTTTCTCATCAGAAACGTATCTATGTACTAGAGCAAAGTTGTGCTTACCATAGTTGTAAGTAGCTGCATTACCCTGAAGTGAACTACTATCGTTCGCAAGGTTGATGATACCATTGGAACCTGGGTTACCACCAGAAGAAGCAGAGAAATATGCATTAGAAAGTTTAACTACAGCTGTACCACCATCAGCAGATGATGTTGATTCTACACGAGTGTTGTAGATACCGTGACGTTGTAGGTTTTCAATACAATAGTCACCTGGGTTTGGATAGTAAAGTAAGCAATACCTAGAACGCATATAGTTAGCGTTAGTACCCTTCAAGGTAACTGTATGGTTAGTATAGTCTACATCACCATCATTAACTGTCCAAAGAGCAGTTGGTTTATGGTCATATGGTTGGAACTGTGACATATCAGGTGTGATAGTCGCAGTGATTGTATCTTCATAGTCAACTACAGGTCTAGAGTCAGCAGCAGTTGCTGTTGTGTTAGCTACCTGTAGGATCTTAGGAGAAATGGTGTTAACGAAGTACAATGCAGTACCGTTAGCAAAACCATTCTCGAATGAAGTTGAAAGAACAACTTTAGAAGTTGTTGCAGGTGTGAAGGACATTTCAAATCCAACACCTGTGTTACCAGCCTGTGCATCATATGCATACAGAGTGGCAGGAGTATTATCTGTTACGTATATACGAACATAGGCACCAGTAGTACCTTCTGTTCCATTTGTGTAAACACCATCAGTATATGCAACACCACCACCGTGGATACCATCAGCAGTAGTAGATACTCTGAATGGGTGTCCAATGTTGGAAGCATCGTGTACATTGAAGATGTACATACCGTTCTTATTAACGGTAAAGACTGACGTACCAACAACAACGTCATCAAGAGCAAAGTAGTTCTGTCCACCAACAGCTATGACAGTAACATCATATTCAAATGTGTCAGAAAGAATACCCTTATCTGTTTGAAGACTAATGGCAGAACCTTCGTAGAACAGACCTGGAATAATACTTGTATATGAACCTGCAATGTCAGCACTAATTGCCTGAGTAGCACGTGCCTTATATGTAAAGGTAGTTGCACTAGGTACAGACTGAATTAGGTATGAACCTTCAGCAGTTGTAGATGCAAGACCAGATACAACAATAGGAATACCAGATGTAAGACTGTGCTCATACAGAGTAGTAACAGTTACAACGTCAGAGTTAGCTGTAACTTCTACAGTCTGAATATAAGGAATTGTTGTGTCAGATGTAGCAGAGTAAGTAGAAGGAATGTTGTTAACCAACTGTAGAGTTTCCCACTTAGTTGCCTGTGGCCCGTACTCAAAGTCGGTGTCAATCATCGTTTCTGGGTTTGAAACTCTCATTTTTGACACAGGGTCAATTAGAGTTTCAGACGGTTCAAACGACATATAGTCTGATTCTACAAATATCTGCAACTTATCAGTTGCTGACATTGTACTGGTATCTGCAGCCAGTGTAATAACAGTTTCTTCAAAGTCCTCATTGTAATCACAACCTGTCTGGTTAGCAGCAGTTTGGAATCCTTTTGTAGGATCTGAGAAGTTGTATAAAATCTCGTTGTCGGTAACATTAGTAATCAGAAGGATTCTTTCTCCTGATATGTTATCCTTAATAGCGACAGTACCACCCGTTAACGTAACGTTATCATACGGTACGAAGGTATAGTCACTGATTAGTTTCTTTGCCATTGGTAGTCCCTTGTTTTATCTTGTGACAATTAAATAATAAAAATCCCTCAACCGCCTAGGGCAATTGAGAGTGCAGCAATACTAGATGTGATGCCCACACCACCGATCTTTAGGGTCTTAGCAGTACCTGTCAAATTGACATCTCCACCGATGTCTAAGTCGCCAACTACGTTTCCTGTAGCGACATTTCTTAAGTTTCTTGATCCATCAAGAACTTCTGTGCCAGCAACGGACAATCCGTTCTTAGCATTAAAATTTACGTTTGACGTTGCCATCGTGGTTCCCTGTCCCCCCGATTGATCGGAATATAGGTTTTCTTCAGTTATTTATACAATTACACATTCATTGTGATTCTTGTGAACTGAATAAAGGTTCCTATTGTGGCAGTTGCAGAGAGTTCTAGATTAGCACCATTCATTGCAGCAGTAAATGTAGCTACTGCATTTCCTGGATTTGAATGTACATCACCGTACATTGTGACGAATGCATCGGTTCCGTCGTGAGTAAGAATTACTTCACTGGTTGAGACGTGTCCACCGTGTGAAGCATATACTGTATATTTTGCACCACGTACATTTGCAGCAACTAAAGTATCAAATGCTTCGGTTGCAGATGTTGTAGTTAATGTACCAGCACTAATACCTGTCTTATCTGTAATATTAATGTGGTCTGAATTATTTGTAGTACCAATCTTAACCACTGAAGAACAGGATATATCTCCTGTGACAGTAAGAGTTAGAGGAATATGAGTATCGTAATTATTGTATATTGAAGATCCTCTTATTTCTAATGCTGGACTTGCTTGGTTACTAATATGGAAACTAATATTTTGATTAGTTGTACTGATCTCACTAAAGTTACCATTCTCTTTTAAAGAAATAGTATTATTGAATAGTGGATGTGTATTGTTTAACTGTATAGATCCCAGAAGAGTTGTGTCATCTGGTTTTAGTAGCAATGATCCATCACCACCAACTAACCTAGCTTGATTAGCAGTAGTACCAAATTTAAGTTCTTTGTTATTGTCTAACTGTATATCACCAGCAGACAAGTGTAGACGTGCAGTCGGGTTTGCAGTTCCGATACCTACACGGTGATTGATATTATCAATTACAAGTGTTGTACTATCTAAGTTAGTAGCACCAGTAACATCCAGTCCACCCATAGTAAAGGTAGCACCTTGGTTTAATTTGATAGCACTAATAGTACCATCAGAAGGTTCACCAACATCTATAGTATCTCCAATAACCAATCCAAAGAAATCAATACCTGGATTAGGAGGATCGGAAAATGTTAATTGATCGTTATTAATCTGGAAAGCAACGTTTGCTTCTTGCATTACACCACCAAGTGATATAAGCAACTGTAAAGGAGAGCCAGGATATATTACTTGTCCACCAACACGCAAATTGAAAGTAGTCAACACACCATTAAACTGTGAAGCTACGTCATCCAATTTACGGATGTTACCTATCTTTGGTGTTATGCCTAAGTATGCCATTTCTTAAATGATAAGTAATTTGCCGTTTGTTCCAGATGTACCTTGAGCACCACCTTGTCCTGCGGTACCTCTATCTGGATCAGCATTATTGCCAGGAGTTTCGTTTGTCCCTCCTAAAGTCGAACCAGCTTGTATTCTAGTCTGATCTATATATGAAGATCCTCCACCACCCCCGTGGCCATTGGTATCTCCTGAACCGCCACCACCACCTCCGTAGTAGCCAGCACCGCCCCCACCACCAGGATAGATGAGCAACATACCTGCTCTACCACCAATGAGAGAACCACCATCTAAGGAATCTGTGAAACCAGCAAATCCACCTTCGGATTGACTACCTCCACCTCCTCCTCTTTGATCGAATAGTTGACCTATTTGACCATTAAGAGCACCACCAGCACCGCCTCTCTGATCAGCACCAGCACCACCGCCTCCAGCAGCAATCAATAATGCATTAGATTGAACAGCAGAATTACGGAAGACTCCTGAGAATCCACCACCACTTCCACCATATCTTGCACCATAGATACCACCGAGACCACCACCACATTCTCCAGCAGTAGCAGCATTTGCAGAACGAGGATCACCTGCTCCACCAACACAGATATGATATGTTTCGCCAGGTTCTAATTCCAAACCACCAGCTACATATCCACCTGCACCACCAATACTTCCACTGTCAACACCACCACCTCCACCAGCACCCCAAGCAGTAAACTGCACAGTAATGATAGCGTCACCAGTGACATTAGATTGCAATGTATACTCACCCAAGTTTAAGGTTAGTTTTCCTTGAGTGTCTAAATCGTGATTAATTACAGGATCACCGTTCTGAGGAGTAATAATGATATTACGTACTGGCTCGTACTGAGATTTCCTAATTCTTGAAGTATCATAAAAAGGACGCAAATGTCCCTCATCGGTCATATTGTCCAACCGACTCTCGTAATTTAAGGTCTTTAGATTACCGATACGAAAAGACATTATGATTCCTTATCACCGATTAAAATAACGGTTACTTTGTTTGACGAATCTGTCAAACCAAATACAGCATCGTTCTCATCTGTTAGGACAATAGGATAATTTAGTTCAACATAAAATGTTTCACCAGATGCTAGCTCCTGTCTAAGAAACTGTTGTGGTTTAGATGCTACGTCTAGAGTGTCTAGTGCACCTACATTATCCTCAAGATAATACAAGTTGACAGTTTCAGTTGTGGTTGCACCATTAAAAATGACGAAACCTTTTAGATATGTTTTTGTAGTAGCTGGATTAACGTAAATAGGAGCCGCAGTTGTATTGGGTACAAACTGTATATTCTTGTTGTTGTACGTTAAATTTCCCCTTGAAAGTGCCATTGTATACTAGTAGCCTCCGTAGTATTTAGCTGAACAGCCAGATGTCTCGCATTTCATTGCGATCGCTGAAATCCATATTGACAGTGCCGTCCCCATTACTACTAGTTACAACTAAGTTGTATCCAATTTCAGCAGTGGATGAAGCAGGGAATATAACGTTCCCCAAACGAATTCTGTTAGGTGTCGGACCACCAGGATCTGCCTGAATGGTTACACCTTGTATGGTAGCATTATTAAGTGTTGCTGTATTAATAATACCACCAGTAGCATCGGCTTTTAAAGCAATCGCATTGTTAATGGTGGTACTAAAGTTAGCATCATCTCCTAAAGCAGTACTTAATTCATTCAATGTATTAAGTGCACCAGGAGCAGCACCAATCAAGTCATTAAGTTCTTGACGAACAAAACTTGTGGTAGCTAATTTTGTAGAGTTGTCATTAAGAGTTTGGAGTACAGCAGTTGAGTCGGCAGCGACGTTAACTGTAGTCCTGTCTGCTAATGAACCTAAAGAGTTCTCGGTGGTAATGTAAGTCCCGTCAGAGACTAAAATATCGGTGGCGACACCGCTTACTACTGCAAATAAATGGAAGTTATCACCATTTTGAACTAATTCTGTTCTGCCACCTGTGTCATCAGACTCAAGGACAATTTTTGGTAGGGTAGTTGCTTTGACTCGTAGTGCATTAGAACTTCCAGCACTATCAATATCAACTTTAAATGATGGACTATAGTTTCCTACACCTATAGATCCATAACAATCTACATTCCTGACATTAATATCATCAGTTGTTAGTAGTTCAGTAGCACCAGATCTTCCATAGAAAGAAGATACCGCACTGGTAGGTCCAACAAGTGAGGATGAGAAACCAATATGGTTGACTTCAATTTCACTGTTGATATCTGGAGCATTGTCAAAACGTAGAGTTAAATTTTGTCCAACCAAGGTATAAGCATTCTTATGCTGTACCAAACCATCTATGGTAACTAGAATGGCATTAAGGTTAGGAGCTGCCTTTGACATTACGAAATCAACGTCAACACCATTAGCAGTAAACGTTTCAGAGAAGATCTCTGAACGATCCATATTATTAACTACAGAACTTTGAACCTGTCCAAAGAAAGTATCACCTACTGAAGGTGCTTCGGAGAAATAGATTCTCTCTCCTTGTACCCAGAATGAACCTGGAGCACTAGAAGAACTACCTGTATTAGGTTGTTGATGTACCCCGTTCAAGGATACTGTCAATTGCATTGTCTGACCAACTGTTACAGGGTCATTGTTTGTCGTACGTAAAAGAAAGTTATCTGTAGTACCGTCAAATTGAGAGGAAATATTTTGGATCTCCTTGATCTTTGAGACGTACGCTTCTGGATTAAGACCAAGATATGCCATTAGACTGATACCTCCATAACACTGGCAATACAGTCTAGAGAACTTACCGTGTCACATTTAACTAGAATTTCGTCACCCAGTCCTACATCTACTTTAACTAGAGCATCACCAGATGTGTGAGTAGTAGGAGTTGAGTTTGCTTGTGCTCTATCAACGTTGAGAGTAGTATCACCAGCACCAGCTAGTGAAGTAATCTTCATAATCTCATTGTTGATTTTGATATAATCTAGAGCATTAAGTTTTGGACCTGTGTTGTCACTGATAGTAATCGATACAATACTAGCAGATGTTATGTTAGCAGCAAGAGTATCACTAACTGCTGGAGTTGAATCTCTATAACCGTCAGGGTTATATTCTAAAATAATCTTTTGTCCCTGCATAACTTCAAACGCTGACCCAGCAGGGATGGGAACGTTCTTTACGATCATCACATCATCCTTTGGATACTGAGGATCGATACTAAATGCTGGGTATCTATTAATTGATACTTCAGCAATCACCGCCGTTTGGGTGGTGTTTGATAGGTTACATCCAATAATAACTGTTTGCTTCTCAGTTTGTGTTCCTTGAAGTTCAACAGCATATATGGAAGTCGTAGATGTTCCTACGTTTTGTTTTGAAGTTGAGATGAATTTATTTGCCATTGTTAATTAACCGAGAGCGATAGCAAGTGCAGTAGCGTCAAGACCCGCTTCAACAGATACACCGACCTGTGCAGCAAGGGTATTCACCTCAGCCTGCAATTCATTGATCGCATTAACGAGGTTTGCTTTGTTTTGAGTAGTTAAGTTAGTAAGATTACCGATAGTGATATCTTTAATCTCATTGATAGCAGCAACTATACTAGATTTAGATACTGTACTTAAGTTAGAAAGAACACCGATAATGATATCCTTTGTTTCGTTAAGAGCAGCTACCAGACTGGTGTGGTCAGCAATGTTTGCTGATAAACCTGCAAGGTTACCTACATCTTGATCTAGTTCATTGAGTGCATTAACAATACTAGTTTTATCAGTAGTAGTCAGGTTAGACAAACTTTTGATAATAGTAGTAGTGATATAGTTGATCGCTTCGACAACATTGTCTTTATCGTTAGCTGGAATTTCTCCAGTGATAGAAGCAATCGGACCTAATTCTGTGTCTAATTCAAGAAGACAATCAGTTATAGTCTGAGCAACTAAATTGTTAGCTACAGACTGGGCAATAATTTTGCCAGAAAAATCACCATTGTCAACACCGATCTCGTTGATCTCGACACGTTGTTGTTCAAAGGTAAAATTTTTGTCTACAGTTCTTACTGGCATTAGACTTATAGGTTCTCGGTTTTATTTATACTAGGCAGTAATGAGGTCTCTGAAATACTTGATAGTATTCGTAGCGTATACAGGAGTGAAGATAATTTCAATATTCGCTCCATTGTACTGAGCAGTGATGGTACCTAGACCACCTTGTGCAATACCACCTGAAGTTACAGTTGCATATTCCTCAACGTATATGTCAGTTCCATCGTGAAGGATGAGAACTTCTTTTACCTGAGTATATGCACCAGATGTGCACTGGACAACATACTTACCACTACTGTAAGTAGCAGAAGTAAATGAATCAATAACTGCTGCTGTGATAGAAGCAGTAGTAGCTGTACCAGCATCAGATCCGTGTATGTCCTTAACTGTAATTAAGGATCCACCAGCAGTATCATCATAACGAACTTTTTCGTTTCCACCTAAGCACATTCCCATTTGGTCAGGGCCTGGACGGTAGAAACCATTGTCCTGATCCTGATAGAAACTAATACCTGGAATAGCCTCTGTACCGTCGCCAGCACCAGTGAAACCAGACAGGTTAGTTAATCCATTACCATCTCCAATGAATGCTGTAGCACCTACAGTACCATTGACTTGCATTATCTGAGCAAGAGCGTTGTTTGGATCTTGTCCAATACCGATCTTGTTGTTGGTAGGATCTAACTTGAACAATGCAACGTTAGAACCTGTTGGTTCCATTGTTACGACTGCACCGTCAAACTTGACATATGAGTTAGCACCCGATACATCAACTTCAACTGCATCAATATTAGACTGTAGTGTACCTAATGTATAGGTAACATCACCAACAGTACTACCAGTAAAACTACCAGTACCTATTGCAAACTTATCTTCTGACTCGTCAAATCCAATAAAAGCATTATCTTCAGAACCACGTTCAATAACTAAACCAGAGTCACCAGTTGGTGCTCCTACAATACCATTTCCAAGTTCAATTAATTTATCACCAATTACAGTGTTAGTTGTGGTGATTGTTGAAGTACCACCTAGTACAGTCAACTCACCATTGATTATTACATTATTCGCAACTTCTAAATCTTGTGTTGGTGTTCCAACTCCGATACCGACTTTACCTTCTCCTGTAACAACTAGTGCATCAGATAGTGTGTTAAGTCCACTACCAGTGACTCCTCCAGCAGGTGATGTCTTAATACGTAAATATCCACCTGAAGCAGAACCAGTAGATGCTCCACCAGCAATGATTAAGTCAGATCCAGAAACGTCTGTACCACTAGCATCATCTCTACCAACCTTACCAGTAACAGATAGTGTGGTAGCTACAGATGCTGCATTGAAATTAAAAGTACTTGTTCCATCTATCTTAGATGGTGTGATTGCACCGTCTTGAATAACAGCAGTTCCAACAGCTTCCAGTCCACCAGTAGAACTTAGTTTCTGAGTAGTAATGCTGTTGTCAGCTAGTTTTAACGTAGTTATTGCACCATTTCTGATAGTAGAAGTAGTGACCGCCTGGGTACCAACTCCGCTATCTAGCTTTGAGTCACTAACCAGCCCATCGTTCAAACCAGTTCTTCTGATTCTTGTTAGAGCCATTGCTTTAGTCGATTCCTATGTGAGTATTTATAGTTTTGAAAGCACCTCTTTTAAAAGTGCTTTCATCTCATCTATTTCTTGCTTCAGATGAGTTAAATCCTCAGCATTCGTTGTAGATTGAAGAGCTAGTGCTCTTTGCCTCTTATACGCTTCAAAAGCATTCTTATCGGTATTGACTACAGCACCAGTCAGAGAATCTTTGTTTAGATTTGGGTGACCTGTAACTTTCATCTATCCGCAAAATACCTTTCAATCACTTGAAGTCTCTCATCCCATTGTGCAATCATATTGATCTCAGTTTCCATAGCACCCAAGATATCGGAATGCTCTCCAATACCAGCAGGGTTCTGTAAATATATTTCAACGTTAGCTTTGTGCTTCTCAATTTGACCTTGATAGTAAGCACGTAAAGCGTTAATAGTGTTTGATCTTGTAGACATAATTAGAAAGTTGCAATTGCACGGAGATCTCGAATTCGAGGAGGTAGAGCAGGGTTTCTACTCTTCATTATTATTTTAATAGCAAATGAACTAAATTCCTTCAATCCTGTTACAGAATAGTTATATTCTCTAAAGTCTGATTGAGACTCAGTAGTTGGAGAGAAATTAGTACCACTAGAAGGTGTGACCTCAACGTCTGGAACTCCAGTAGCATTGAAGTATTCCCAGTTGATATCCTTGAAGTATATCTGTTGAGATGACCTCTTAGTCTTGAACATCACAGTAACATCATCAATCTCTTGTAGTGCAGCATTCAATACAAGGTTAATACTATTACCAGGATTGTCGATTGAAATTTCCTTTGTAACATATGTAGCTACGTTAGAGGAGTTTTTCAATCTGTCTGGTGTGTAAAGGTAACC